ACCAGTTGGATATTGGCCAGTCGAACTTGGAGTACCTTTATGGTATTGTAATGAACCATCTGGTGCCAATGAAATAACATCAACTCTTTGGTTCCAATACTGTGCTGTTCCAACAGTAATTGCATCACCACTTCTAGGCAAACGCTGAATTCTAGCTACACCACCAGTAAACTTACCGGTTGCTGGATTCTTCATTGGACGAACGTCAACTACATCTGATAGTCTATACGTATTACCTGTATTTGAGTAGAAGTAAGGAATCTGGTCGTATGTAATACCAACGTACGATTGCGCATCAAAGTAACCAATTTGACCTGCTGGAACAGTATCGTGTGTGAAGTAACGATACTCAGCCCACACATTACCTGCTGGACCTGATACACCCGCTTTTAGGGTTGCTTTACCTGCATCATAATAATTGTCTCTTTGGCCGTTGTCAAATCTATACTTGTATGTTATATCCTCTCCAGTCGCATCATCATAGATTGCGTTGAACTGGAAGATGTCTGTTTTAGTAACAGTGACAACTCCATTAACTGGAGTCAGGTTAGAATCAACTTGCCATGTTCCATCGGATGGTGTCAATGTCTTTTCAATACGCTGACATTTTGCTGCAGGATATGTTTCATATGCTAGTAGAGTGAAGGCACCGTTTGGTGCACTACCAATTGTTGCACTACTTGATCCAGCTCCTCCAGATGTAATAGCAACTGGATTGATTAGTTGACCACTACTATCAACAGAATAGATCCACTCTTCTGTATCTGCAAATGTGGTACCAGTAGTTGCAGTTATTGATGTTGTTGCTCCAGACTTAGTACCAGTAATCAATCTCTGAACTGTCATTGAAACATTATCAGCTGCATATGCTCTTTCTTGCTTCAATGGGAACAGTAGATTGTTTTCGTCTTTATCAAACAAACCATATTGACCAGATACTGCTTTAAGGTTTGCATAGTTATCAGCATCTATACCGATTGATCTTACTGAACTTAATGACTGACTGGTATTCATCTGAACGTCAAACACATGAGTTCTATAGTCATCACCATACTTGTCTAAGTTTCTGACTCTCGCCTCACCAATAACAGAACCACCACGATCGATGGCGTTATAAAGATTTACATGACCGTAAGAATCTGCAAATCTACTGACCAGGCCAAATGTACTATCTTCTGATGATAGGAAATAGTTACCATACTTAGCAGAAATAGCTTCTGGAGTAACTGATGTAAGATTATCATTAACCGCAGCATCGTTTGGTTTTCTTACTCTATATGGTATATTGTAATCTCTTTCGATTCTGTTACCATTAACAAATGCAGTACCACTAGAAATCTCTACTGAAAGGAAATTTGTTGATGCACTATCTTCATTAACCGTAAGATCAAACATACCACCAGCTTTATTTTCAATAAAGTCGCCTGTGATACTTTCTGTCCTTGCGGAAACAATTTCATTAATTCTTCCTAGAGTTCTATCCGCAGTTTTTAGAACTGTAACATCACCATTTACAATTTTGAATACCTCATAGAAGGTATCATCGATATCTGTATCTTCTTTTTTGGTTAGTGCTAAGGTAATCTTTAAACGATCAGCACCAGGAGATGTTAGGTTTGGAGTAGAACCTGAATTGTCATACAACGCAACATTATCAGATGCAGTAATAACTTGCTCTGTTACCTTAAATCCAACAATACCACTGTAGTTGCTGCTTGTTGCATTTAGAATTAATGTTTGCGCTTCTGTTGTAATTAAATGCCCTGCAGCATATGTATCAAATGCAGGAGTCTCGATTAATGATGATTTACCAACGGCATCACTTGTGTTTAGAATAGTTGTTGAATTACCATCGATAGTAATTGTTGTATTTCTTAAGAATGTTTTAGGTTGAGAAGGATCAGCAGCAATGGAACTAGACGACCCTTCATTTTTTGTTAGTCTAACGATTACAGTACCTGGAGGTGTTGCAGTTGCAGTATTGTCAGGAACAATAGCTTTTACTGTTGCAAATACTGTGCTGTCATTATTAACAACCTGTGTACCTTTTAAACCAGCATATCCAGAAGGAAGTGAGTCAACTTTGATGTGTGTGTAAGAAGCAGCATTACGACCAGAAGCAAGCGTCCCAGCATTATTAAAGATCGAACCTTCACTGACAACAAACTTTGCTAGTCTTTCAAGTTCTTTCTGAATGATAGTTTGCATCTGTGTAAGTTCACGTGCTTGCAGAGCTCTACCATTATTAAAAAGGATACGGTGGTAATGATCACTATCTCTATAGTCATCACTATACTCACTCAAAAATGTTGTACTTGTTACATTAGTAGCCATTGTATATCCTTAAAGTTGAATAACTAGTTTAATATCGTCTGTACTTGCTGTTGTACGTGGTTGTGCTTCACCATTGTTAATAAAGTATAGATCACCAGTATGTCTATCTATGTCGGAAGAAACCTTATGTAATGCAACTGTGAATGCGTCACCATCAATGTCTACTGGTTCACCCACTCTAAATGGTGTAAATCCTGTTGTCTCATCCTGATGATACCAAACAGTTGAATCTTCAATGTAATCAATCCAACCTGCTGCGTTACTATCGCCCGTGATTTGTTTATCACTTGTTAGACCATCAAAGCTAGCAGCAGCAGTAAGAGTCAATCGCTTAGCAACAATACCACTTGTCCCTGTAAACTTGTCTCCATTACTATCTAGTGGATTTTTCCATAACGCAACCTGTCTGTAATCCTGACCACCAACAACCCATGTATCATCAACAGTACCTTCGGGTTTAATGTGGAACATCATTGCTGTTGCTCTTAAATCTTCTCTTGGATCAGCTCCAAGACCGTTTCTGTGAGCAAACACTGGAACAACAGCTGCATTGGAACCAGTTGGAGAAGTAATTCTTACATTTGCTTCATTATATCCAGATCCCATTGCACCAGTAAGTGCAGGATAACCAGATGTACCAACATTAGCACTATCTCCAACCTCAACTGCAATTAGTTGGCCAGATGTATTAATAACTGGATGAGCAGCTGCTCCTGTTCCATCACCAATAATAGATAGTGTAGTTGTAGCACTATCATATCCAGTACCGTTTGCTGTTACTCTATAACCAATAATTTGTCCTGGCACTGCAGCATTTTGAATTGTCTTTTGACCAAAGTATGGATCAGTTGGACCTGCTGAATCAACCAATTTAACAGGCATATAGTTTGCTGTAACAAAGAAGTTTGTATCAGCTGTTGAAATTGTGTAGAGATATTTCCAGACATATCCATCAGTCTCAACAGGTAAAGTTGTATCAACATGATCAGGTTTAACTGTTGACACTTGGCCAACACCTTGTGCATTCTTACCTTGACGAATACAAACGTACACATTGTTATTGTCTGCTGTACGAACATAGTAAGCAGAACCGGATGGATGTCCCTCTACATTATCGTTATACTGCACATACTGTGTATCTGCTTCCCAGTTCTGAATAGGAATAACAAATGAAAACGCTTCAATAGCTTTTACAGATTGGGCACCATATCTAAATTCACGTTCTTCTCTTTCATCAAAGTCGGGTTGTACTAGAGTGTCATCTGTTGGCCACTGATTAGAACGACCTACAGCAACATAATAGTAATTATTAGAGTCTCCAAGTTTTGTACCCGTAGCCTCATCAAACAACTGTGTTAGAAAAGATCTTTTAATTTTATCTGTAATTATAGCGCCCATTGTGTTTTCCTATTATGATATTGAAGCTGTGCCACCAACTTTATACCAGTTAGAGCCATCAAAGATTAATGTAGCAGTTTGGCTAGCAGTAAAGTCTATTGTCGTACCTTGCAAGAAACTAGCAGGTGTTATTGTTTGAGTACCTGAACTAGTGTCTCTGATAACATGTAAAATAGTACCTGCTGTGACCGCGTCGTTTAATGTAACAGTTGAACCTGTAGCACCTGTTAGTTTTATAATACTACCAACTATATCTGTACCACCGCTACCAATTGTAAGACCTGGAGCAACAGTTTGAACATCGGCTGCATACTTACTTAGCTTAACTGGCTTGTTACCTTTTGCATCGATATCTATACCAATGTTTGTACTACCACCAAACGCAGAGATTGTTACATCAGAGCTTGCTGAGTTTTGAACTCTGATTCTGTTGTTGGTCTTACCATAAGTTTGTGCAGTAATGTTAATAACAGGATCACCTGCAGAGTCAGCAAAGTATGACTGAATAATTGGTCTAGCAATTGTTGGTGTTGTCAGAGTCTTATTTGTAAGAGTCTGAGTATGAGCATTAAAAGTAATAACATCATCCCCAGTTAGTAGTGGCAGTGTGATTGTTCTATCAGCTGCTAGTTCGCTTACTGCAACAATGTACTGATGATCTGCACTTGTGTCGTTAATCTGGGGGGTTGTTAACACAGCAGATGTTAATGTTGGACTTGTAAGCGTTTTGTTTGTAAGAGTTTGAGTAGCAGTATCAACTACAATGTTACCTGCTGAATCTGGAAAGTCAATACTAATCTCTCCAGTAACAGCAGCACCACCAACTTTAGTTCGGCCGGCAGCATGAATAATATCAAGCCCGCTATCTGTTAAAGCAGTTGTAGTACCTGTACCTGCCGCATCGCCACCAAGTAGAGAATAAAGTTCAGTAAAGTTTGCATTAATCTTTGTACCGGCGCTACGTAGAGTATCACCAGTGCCATCATTAGCAGCTGAACCTGTATTGATATTTTGTCTAGCCATACTTAATCTCTTTGAGTTTTGTTAACATTATTTATACGTGTTCAAATGGATAATGTGCTGAATCAGCTGAATTCTCTGAGTCAAATAGTGTGGTGTATTTGTATTCATCGAACGTGCTTAGAGTCAATAGAGATGTACCTGTTGAATCTTGGTCGAGTGTAATAATACCACCAGTATCCGAATCGTCCATTGTAAATGAGTTTGGAGATAGAACCTCACGTAGTGTAATAGTGCTTGTGCTATCGAATGTTGTATCACCAATATTTTCAACATGTAGACCTGCTTCTGTGCGTAGCATACCAACAGAGCCATCCCCTGTTTCAATCAATGTGATGTCAACAGAACCACTTGCTGAGTTTAGAGCGGTGAATGATGTCTGAACTGTTGCATCAATTTGTGCTTGAACACCAAATAGATATTCACTTGTAATTGGATTTGTGTTAACCAATTCAAGAACAAGTTCTCCAGCAATGTGAGCGCCAGCTGGATGAACAAACAATTTGTAGGTTTCAAGCCACTTACTGATTGGAATGTCTGACTTAATCAAAATTGACATTACCTGATATCTTTGATCATCTGTGAGATATCTTTGTGACTCTGGACCAATGATCGAGGCATCCGTTTTTATTTGTTGGCCACCCGTGTTGACACTATCAAGATCATAATCAATATCAGGACCCACTTTGAAGATGTTTTCTTTTGGATATATTACTTGAGGGTCAGATCCATAGAATCCTCTAAAGAACTGTTCTATCGAATACTTTGTACCTTTAGATCTATAGAGTAGGTTACTAAACTTGATAGCTTCACGTTTGTTTAAGAAGCCACCAAAGTATGCCTGGCCAAGTAGTAGCTCATCTTCTAGATATTGTAACAGTGCACTTGGAACCTGAGTAGCATCTCTGTTGCGATACAGCTTGTTAATCTGTCCACCTGGATTATCAGAATCATCTAACCATTCATAATAAGCATCTAAAAATTCTAATAGATTTGGAAAGTCTTCTCCAAAGTATTCTGGCAACACGTTTCCAATCTCTGGTCTTTGCAGATTGAGTAAACGTCTGTCGTTATCTAAAAGTGTTTTATCTTTATGTGACATTAATTCGGTGCGCTAGTAAGTACTGGAGTTGTTGTTGAACGATCAGGATCGTAAACTATTCTTTCATTTCTTGTTGGATCAATAACACTTTGGTTAGCTGGAACAGCAGCAAGTTTTATGAAAGTCAGGCCTCGAGAGATTGCTGTCGGATTAAAATAGTTAACTGTTACAACACCAGCTGCTGCGTTGAAGCTACCAACATTATCATTTAATACAACACCACCTGCAGCTGTAACAATTTGTAATACATTTGAACTTAGTCTGTTTCTAATAACGCAGGTTTGACCGTTGAATGTAAATTCATTTGAACTAATGATATATGTATCATCATCTGGAGCAGCAATTGGAACAGGGAACAATAGCTGTTGGCTTGTGTCATTGTTTGCTGCAACAAGTTCATCTACAATATAAGTGGAACTGTTCGCTGTCAATGAATTAGAGATCATGTAAGATGCAGCCGCAACATATGCTCTATCGACTGTCAGTTCTAAAATTCTGTTTAACTGATCATTTGTTAACTGTACATTAGCAAGACTTCTAATTACAGTAACAAGAGATGGTGCTGATGGAGTAAATCTCTGCTGCATCCGAACATTTGCTCTCGAAGATAGAACAGCATTGCTTGTATCATCAATCAGTGTTAACATGTTGGATCTTCTAAACGCTTGATTAAATCTACCTGTGTTCACACTAAAGTAATCAGAGATTGTACTAGTAACACCACTTTTAACAGAGTTTAATGTTTGATCAGTAAGTTTTGGGTTGAATTGGAAGAAGGTATCCACTTCAACAAATGTTGTTATTGGATCAACAAATCTTAGATTAAATGACACGATGGCCAGCTGAGCTGCAAGATCCAAAATAGCATTTTTTGTAGCTAGCTGGGTTTCAGCTGAAACCGTATCTTCAAATAAAATAGATGTGTATACTGCACCAAACTCAGGCTTGAGAGCATCCTGACCACCAAAAGATACAATATCATTAATT